CGACCCGGCGCCGCGTGGGATGGTCCCGCTCATTCGTAAGCTGCCGAACGGCGAGAAACATCATTTCATATACATACCGTCCCGCATTCAGGACAACCGCATCCTGCTTCAGAACGATCCGACGTATATCAACCGCCTGCATCTCGTGGGCTCGCCGGAACTGGTGCGGGCGTGGCTGGAGGGGGATTGGAATGTCATTGCAGGCGCGTTCTTTCCGGAGTTCAGCGCCGACCGGCATATCATCGCGCCTCGGACGCTACCCGATCACTGGGCGCGGTTCCGCTCCTTCGACTGGGGCAGCGCGCGACCGTTCGCGGCGCACTGGTGGGCGGTCAGCGACGGCAGCGTGCCTGACATCGCGCGCGGTTGTCTCGTCTGTTACCGCGAATGGTATGGCATGAAGCCCAACGAGCCGAACGTGGGCCTGCGCATGACGGCCGAGCAGGTCGCCGAGGGCATCCGCGACCGCGAGCGTGACGACCCGAAGCCAGCCAGCGGCATGATGGTGGGCGTGGCCGATCCGGCGATCTTCGCCGAGGACGGGGGGCCGAGCATCGCCATGCGCATGACCCAGGCGGCCCGCGTGGTGTTCCGGCCGGCGGACAACAAGCGCGTGCCGCAGAGAGGCGCGATGGGCGGCTGGGATCAGGTCCGGTCTCGGCTGGTCGGCGACGCGGACGGTAAGCCCATGATCGTGTTCTTCTCAACCGCGACGCACATCATCCGGACGTTGCCGGCGATGCAGCACGACGCGAACCGCGCCGAGGATATCGATACGGACGGCGAGGATCACGCGGCCGACTCCGTTCGTTACGCTCTTATGAGCAGACCCTACATCCGCGACGCCGAGCGGCCCAAGCCGCGCGACAGTTGGGACGCGGCGTTCAACCGCGACGCCGAGGAACTGCGCGACTGGAGGGTGGCGTGAGAGCGAAACTGATGAGCGCGACGAACCGGACATGGATGCCAGACACTCATGATCGACTGGAAATGCTCTACAGCGTCATGGGGATGGATATTGATGACATCGCCAAAGACTTAGGCAAGACACCAATCGCGGTCAAGAACCAACTCACTTTCCTGGGTCTGCGTTTAACGCCTCAGGCGGTGCAGGCAAGACGCGATCGCGGTCTGCGATCCAGGTGCTGGAGCGTGCATCAATGACCGACGGAGACAACTGCATTCCGCATCATGTGATCCCGACCGGATGGCGGTTTGTTAGCTGCATCCAAAGCGCGGCCGGGAATGAATGGTGGGTGCAGTTGGAGGGACCGGAACGGCCGTGGCCCATACGAACCGCCGGAGCATGGGGGCCAACACTTCGCTCGGCGGTCGAACGCGCGGCGTTCGAGGCGGAACAATGACCGACTACAGCACACTCAGCGGCGCCGAGTTTCAGCGCGCGGTCGGGACCGATCCGGACAAATGGGCGGACGCCGCGATCGAGGACGCGCACCAACGTGGTTTCACCGTCAGGCGCGACTGGCTGCGCGCGGTGCTGGCGGACGCGATGGACGCGGCGGCGTGCCGTGGATCAATCCGCGAAGTTATCGAGGGGGACAAAACATGATCCGCGCCTTAACTCTGGCCGCCCTGCTGTTGCCCACCGTGGCGCTGGGGCAGGCCCTCACCTACGCCGACCGCTCGGGCACCATTACCACCGGGGGCACCGCGCAGGTGGCCATGCCGGCGTTCCCAGGCCGCCACGGCTGCATGATCCAGAACCAGAGCGCGGGCAGTCTGTGGGTGTCCGAGACGGCCACGGCCGTCGCCGGGCCGCCCTCGGTCCTGATCCCGACCGGGCAGCAGTTTCTGTGCATGAGCCCGGCGTCCGGACAGGCGTATTCGATCATCGGCGCGACGACGGCGCAGGCGTTCGCGGCGCGTGAATGGTGATCAGCCGCCGGTTATTGTTGGTCGCTGGCGCCGCGTCCCCCGCATCGGCGTATGGCCAGTGCGTGATCGAGGAGGCGCGGACGAATATCCTGTTTCCGTCCGTTCCATCAACGACAGATAACTGGATCACGCAGGGCGCGGTGACGTTTGGCTCGGCCGGCGGCTCCGTTACATTGCCGGACGGAACGTCATCCACCACATCGTTGCTCGCGGCCACCAGCACGGCGGTCGATAATCGTGACATCCTCCGCAATCCCGGACCAGCCGCGACGGGCAATACAACCTACACGGTGTCGGCTTTCGTGAAGAGCAGCGCGGGCTCCAACGCCTACATTCAGGTCAACGGCGACGGTGCGCCCGTGGGTTATTACAATCTGACGGCTGGCACGGCGGTCGTCGGTCAGGATCTGGGACCGGGAGCCACGAATAAGTCGGTCGCGATAACGCCGTTGGCGAACGGCTGGTATCGCATATCCATGACATTCACATCGGGACCGGCGACAACATCGTTGCTGGTTTTTATTGGGACGTGTTCTGTTGTTTCGACTTCAGGCGACAATCGTTCAACGGCCGGCGTGGTTGGCCATGGCATCTACATCTGGGGCGTTCAGGCCGAGCCCGGCGCGTTCGCGTCAAGCTACATTCCAGCGACTAACGCTCCTGTTGGACGCGCGCCGAGATGCGGGAGATGACGACATGACCGGATACCCATGGCAACAAGGTGACGCGCTGCTCGCGGACGAACTCAACGCCGCCATCGCCGGCGCGGGCGCGTTGTCGGGTTCGACGAATGTCCTCAGTTTCGGCGCGACCGGTGACGGCGTGACGGATGACACGGCGGCGATTCGCGCCGCGATCGGTTCGGGCGGCAAGGAAGTGTTCTTCCCGCCCGGAACCTACAAAATCTCTGGTCCCGCCATCGTGCTACCCAGCCACACACGCATCGTCGGCGCCGGCCGCGAGGTCTCCATCATCCGGCCAAACGGTCTGACGGCGTGGTCCTGGCCGGAGGGCGTGGATGCTCCGACGGTGTTCGCGGGTTATCAGTATTCCGTGGTAGGGCCATTCGCCACGGCACCGTCCGGCGCGTACGACACCGATATCGCCATCATCGACATGGGGTTCGACTACACCACGCAGGCGGCCAATACGGCGTCATTCATCTTCGCGAAGAACCTCGACATCGCCGGACTGCGGATGTGGGCGACGACGAGCGCATCATGCACGGGCGTTCGTTGCATCAGTTGCGATCGGGTCACGATGCGGGACTGCATCGGCGATAACGTCATGCAGATGCTTGACTGTTGGGGCGGGACGACGCGGGTCAAGGCCAGCAATGTCGACGTCGTGTTGTTTCCAGGCGGCGGCAATGGCGGCGCGTTCAATCTTCAGGCCGGCGGCTCGACCGGAAACTACGGTCATTCCTGGCAGTATGAAGTCACCAACATCAACATCGCGCAAAACGGTGGGATAGCGTTTTTTCTGGACAGCGGCGGCGATGGCGCCGTGACAACGGATGTGCTGCTGGCGAATGTGATGATCGTCGCCACCGGCGGCACGACCAATAAGGTTCTTGTCGGGCGTGGCGGGGGAGGACGTGTCAAAGTTCATAACATGAATTGCGTCGCGTCGTCTGGAGCCGTGTGGCAGACGCCCATGATGTTATCCGACTTTTTCTCCAATCACTCAGCCGAGGTCGGCACCAACAAAGTATCCACGGTGTCGGGCAGCAATGTCGTTACCGTGACATTCGCCGCCGGAACGGATGTGGGTGTTGGCAACTACGTTTCCATCAACGCCTCCGGTGGCGGCGTGCTGGTCGCCAATGGCCTGTCGCTGTCGGGACCCTACAAGATACTGAGTGTCGTTAGCAGGACCGCCGGTCATCTGGCTTCTGTCGTCACCTGCGATGCGCGAGCGAACGCCACGGCCACCGGGACGATCGGCACAAGCACGTCAATCATCGGTTACTACGGCGGTTTCCATGATTGCGAACTGAGCGGCGTGACGTTCGATGGCGCGCAAACCGCGTCGGCTCCGGTGATCACGTTGACCGGGTTCGGTCATCAGATCGGCAACTTCAACCTGACGACGAATTACGGCACCGGACACGCCTCCCCGCAATATAGTGAGTTGTTTTCAACGGATATCAGCCTGGAGCCGGATGTTGTCTGGCGCCCGATCACGTTCAGCAATATCACCGGGGCTCCGGGCGCGGGGCCGGTAAGACCGGGTTATGCCGGGAGCACGGTGGTCAGTTGGAATCCGGGTGGGCCGACGCCATCCCTGTCGAGCAGTGTGCGGATCAGCGCGCTGGCCGGCCTGGATTTCGGTTCGGTCATTCCCGCGTCGGCTAACGACCTGTCGCGAGCGCTCGCGTTTGATTCCTCGAACGGAATTAACTATTTAAGTCCCACATTGAACTATAACGCCTACGCCGCGCATGTGTTTTATATCAGTGGTGCGTCCGCCGGTTATATCAACGCCACCGGCATAGCCGCTCCGATCGGTCAACAAGTTCAGTCCCCTGGCAAGTTCACCACGCTTTCGGTTGTTGGCAACTCCGGTTTCAACAACACCGCGCCGATCGCGAAACCAACCGTGACGGGCGCCAAGGGCGGCAACGCGGCGTTGGCATCGTTGCTGACGGCGCTGGCGGCGTATGGGCTCGTTACGGATAGCAGCTCATGAGGGAGACGGAATGATGTGTTTCTCCGCCACGTGGTTTCTTAACCTCCTCATTTGGCTCATCGCCGTCTGCGCGATCGTGGCGATCTTTCGCCTTATCCTCCCCCTTGTCCTGAACTGGTTGGGCGTGGCCGGCGGCGTGGTGATGCAGGTGCTCAACATCATCCTCATCGCGTTCGTTCTGATCGTGCTGGTGGTGTTCCTTTACGATCTCATAACCTGCGTATCGGTCCCGAGGGTGAGATGAACTGATGTCCCAGTCCCTTTACCCCGATCCGCCGACTGATCCGGTAGCCGTGGAGGCATCGCGGCCCAAGGGTGGTCCCACCACCATCGATGTCTACCCGCGCGATCTGGATGACCTGCATACGCGCATCGTGCGGTGGTTCGAGGACGCGGAGACGGCGACCAACGACGGCCGCAAGCGGTCGCAGCGTGATCGTGATTACGTCTGCGGCTTCCAGTGGAGCGAGGCCGAGCAAGCGGCGCTGAAGGCGCGCGGGCAACCTGAGATCACGATCAATTACTGCTCGCGCAAAGTGGAACTGATGTGCGGTCTTGAGCGGAAGTCCAGGACCGATCCAAAGGCGTTCGCCCGCAATCCGGCTGACGAGGGCAAGGCGGACGCGGCCACGCAGGCGTTGCGCTATATTTCG